GATGATGCCGCCTTCAATCTGGAAGAATGGCTCGCGGGCGAAATCGCGACTGAATTCGCCCGGGCCGAAGGCGCGGCCTTTATCAATGGCAGCGGCACCAACCAGCCCAAGGGCTTTCTGACGCAGCCGACCGCGCTGACTGGCGACGCGACCCGTCCGTTCGGCACGCTCCAGCATGTCGTTTCTGGCAATGCTTCCGGCTTTGGCACTTCGCCCGAAATGGTACTGATCGACCTGGTCCACTCCTTGCGCGCCGGGCACCGGCAGGGCGCGGTGTTCGTGATGAACACCAAGACCCTGGCTGCAGTGCGCAAGTTCAAGGCCGCCGACGGTTCGTTCCTGTGGCAGCCGGGCATCTACGAAAACGCCCCGGCCCGCCTGCTCGGCTATCCGGTGATCGAGGCCGAAGACATGCCCGATGTTGCGGCGGGCGCGCTGCCGATCGCTTTCGGCAACTTCAAGAACGGCTACATTATCGCCGAACGCCGGACCACCTCGATCCTGCGCGATCCCTACACCAACAAGCCCTACGTCAACTTCTACGCGACCAAGCGGATCGGCGGGCAGGTGCTGGATAGCGACGCGATCAAGCTGCTGAGAATCTCTGTCTAAGCTTGGTGGTTCGGGCCCTCCGGCCCGAACCCGGCAACACCGGCCCACTCCCCCGGCCCCCGCGCCCGCACCCTCCAATTGGGTGCGGGCGCCCCCTTTTCCCGATCATCAGATGGAGACCGCCATGAAGCGGGCAATTGTCACGCCTGCCGTGCTCGCACCGGCGGCGCTCGCCGAGTTGAAAGACTGGCTCGGCATCACCACCGCGCAGGACGACGCGCAGCTGAGCGCGTTGCTGGGTGCAGTGCTTGAGCTGTGCGAGCAGTTCACCGGCCTGATGCCGCTGCAGCAAGTCTGCGAGGAAGTGCTGCCCGCCAGCTGCGAGTGGCAGGTGCTGGGCACGCGCCCGGTCCAGGCGATCACCGCAATCGACGGCCTGCCCGCCGATGGTGCGCGCTTTGCCTTGCCGGTGGCCAACTATGCAATCGACCTCGACGCCGATGGCGGCGGGCTGGTCCGGGTCAGCAACCCGGGCAGCGCGGGCCGGGTTGCGGTGCGCTTCACCGCCGGCCTTGCTGCCGACTGGGCGAGCCTGCCCGACGGCCTGCGTCACGGAGTGCTGCGCCTGGCCGCGTCGCAATACCGCGCCCGCGAGGACGAGTCTGCGCTGGCCGCCATGCCGCCCGCCGCAGTCGCGGCGCTGTGGCGGCCGTGGCGGCGGATGCGGCTGGCATGAGCGCCAGCTTCACCGCAGCAGCCCTGCGGCTGACCGCTTTTGCCGAAACAATCGCCCAGGCGCGGATCGAGGAGCTGCGGCTTGAACGCCGCAATCCTGCCGCACGCTGGCGCAAGGCCTCTGTGCTCTGGCCCCAGTTCACCAAAGGATAGTGCCGATGGAAGTGCCCCTGCGTGCTGCATTGCTGGCCTGGCTGGCCGCCGATCCGGCGCTGTCCGGCCAACTCAATGCCATTGTCGAGGAAGCCCCCTCGCGCACCGCTTTGCCCTGGCTCGCTGTCGCAGCCTCGGCCAGCGCCGACTGGAGCGCCAAGGATGTGCGCGGCCGCGAGGTCCGGATTGCGCTGGAGCTGCATTGCCGGGGCGACCAGCCGGGCAGCGCGGCCAGTCTGACCGCCGCGATCGAGACGCGGATCGCTGCATTGCCGCCCGACCAAACCGGATTCCGCGTGATCACCGCCCAGTTCCTGCGCGCCCGCGCCGAACAGCGCGGCGCCAATACTCGCGCCGTGCTGATCGAATATCGCTTCCGCCTGCTGGCGGACTGACAGCAATCCTTCCCCCCTCCCGCTTGCGGGAGGGGGTGTTGAGAGGCGCGTGACTATCAACACGGGTGGGCCTGTCCTGCCGCCCGAATGGCCCACCCCTAACCCCTCCCGCAAGCGGGAGGGGGACTGAAAGGAGTCTCCTTATGACCGCCCAGAAAGGCAGCGCCTTCCTGCTCAAGATTTCCGACGGCGCCACCCCCGCCGTCTACCGCACAGTCGCGGGGCTGCGCACCACGCAGATGTCGATTGCCGGCGATCCGGTGGTGATCACCACCAAGGAGAGCGGCGGCTGGCGCGAGATGCTCTCAGGCGCGGGCGTGCGCTCGGTTTCGGTCAGCGCGGCGGGGATTTTCCTTGGCAGTGCCGCCGAGGCCCAGGTCCGCGCCAATGCCATGAACGGCACGCTCGACGATTACGAATTGAGCTTTGAAGACGGAGAGAAGTTGCAAGGCAAGTTCCTCGTCCAGAAGCTCGACTACTCGGGCGATTTCAACGGCGAGCGCAATTACACGCTGCAGCTTGAAAGCTCTGGCGCGGTTGCCTCGGTATGAGCCGCTCTGCCAATCCGTTTCGCGGCGAAGCCACGCTGGTCGTGGCCGGTTTGCCGCGTCTGCTCCGCCCCAGTTTCGCCGCGCTGGTCGCGGCCGAGGAAGAACTGGGCCCACTCTTCGCGCTGGTTGAGCGCGCTGGGGCGGGGCAGCTTCGTCTGGCCGAGATGGCCGCGCTGTTCTGGCACTGCCTGGCCGAACGGGCGGACCTCAGCCGCGACGCTGTGGGCGAGGCGGTGATGGCCTGCGGGCTTGCCGCCGCCAGCCAGCCGCTGCGCGTGCTGCTGGGCCAGATCCTGCAGGGCGAAGCCGGCCCCGATCCGCAATGAGCCAGCACTTCGGCCCCGGCGCGCTGCGGCTGGCGGGGCTGGCGGCGCGGGCGCTGGGCTGGCGTCCCGATGACTTCTGGGCGGCCACCCCGGCCGAGCTGGTTTCGATCCTTTCGCCCGGTTCGCAAGAAGGCCAGCCCCTGGCCCGCGACGACCTTAACCGCATGATGGAGCGCGATAATGACCGATCCGGTCGATACCCTGATGCTTGAAGTCAGGGCCAATACCCAGGCCTTCGCCTCCGATGTCGCGGCGATGCGCGGCACGTTCGACAGCACCCTGGTCGATGGCTTTGCCCAGGCCGGCAATGCGCTGGAACGCGGGCTGATGTCGGCGCTGCGCAAGGGCTCGCTGGGGTTTGAGGATCTGCGCAAGATTGCGCTCAACGTGATCGACCAGATTGCCCAGAGCGCGCTCAACAACCTGTTCAATTCGATCGGATTGGGCGGTTCCGGCGGTGGCGGAGGCGGCGGCGGGCTGATGGGTACGCTGATGAATATCGGCAGCCTGTTTACCTCGCTGCTGGGCTCACCCGGCCGCGCAACCGGCGGCCCGGTTGCGCCCGGCCGCAGCTATATGGTGGGTGAGCGCGGCCCCGAACTGTTCGTGCCGACCAGCGCCGGACGGATCGAGACCTCGCTGGGCCGCATTGCCCGCGACGTCAAAGTCAATATCACAATCGCCGCACCGCACGGAACCAGCGCCCCGCAAGCGCTGCAACGCTCCAGCCGCCAGGTCGCCAGCGCCGTGCGCCGCGCGCTCTACGACGCTTAGGGAGCATCACGATGGCCTTCTGGCTTGCCGCAACCCGCGAGGGGCAGGACAGCGACTGGATCCAGCGTTTCGATCCGCGCTTCTGGACGGTCAACTTCCCGCGCCCGATGATGGCCGCGCTGACCACCGACGCGCCCGATGCGCTGCGCGTGGACGCAACCTTCCTGCGCGAAGGCGATCTCGCCGGGATCATCTGGGACAGCGTGGACCGGTTCGACCATCCGCTGCTGGCCTATGAAACCCGCCGCGACTATGCGCGCACCACGCTGAAGTTCCGCTGGAAATCAGGCGGCGTGCTGGCGCTCAACGCCGTCAACGGGCCGACCCTGACAATCGAAGGCCGCGATGCTGCCGGGCAGCCGCGTACCTGGTATGTGCGGCTGTGGAACTATGCCCAAGGCTCAGCCAGCGATGCCCAGATCACGCTCGACTTCTCGAACCTGAGCGGCGGGTTCCTGCTCCCCTCCGAGGCCGATCCGGTCCACCCCGCCGACATCGACCGGATGTTCATTTCGCTGGTCGCGCCGAGCTATGTCGCAGGCAGCACCGCGCCGCTGGCCGCGCCTGCCGAGGGCTGGGCCGAGATGAGCGCGATCGCTTGCGAAGGCCACCGCGCGATGTTGGAGATCGGCGATGTGGTGGTCCCGCCGCATGGGCTTGCCATGGCGACCGCCTATGACGACGCCACCAATCAGGCGCCTGCGCGGCTGATACGCAATGCCGTGCAACTCGGCTATCGCGGCTCACTGCTGCACTATGTCGGGATGAGCCATTTCATGCGGCTCAGCGCTAGCGGCGGCCAGTTTTTGGTCCCTGCCAGCGGCGATCCGCTCTGTACCCCGGCCAAAGCCTGGCACCACAATTTCCTGACCCTTGCCAAGACCGCCGGACTCTCCCCGATCCTCTCGCTGTCCTACGAATTGTTCGCCCAGTACAGCCCCGATGCCTGGCAGCAGCGCGCTTTCAATGGCGATCCCGCCCGCACCGGGTGGGACCCGCCCTCGGCCTTGCTCTCGCCCGCGAGCAGCGCGGCGATGGCATGGCTGCAAGGTGTCGGGGCCGGGTTCGTCGCGCTGATGAAGCAGGCCGGGGTCCCTGTGCGCTTTCAGATCGGTGAGCCGTGGTGGTGGATCATGGCCGATGGCCGCCCGTGCCTTTACGATGATGCTGCCAAAGCCGCCTTCGGGGGCAGCCCGGCGGAAATCGCCGATCTCAAGGCCAGCCTCTCCGCCCTTCAGCTCAGCCTGCTCGATGCTGCGGGAACCTTGCTTGCGAGCTCGACCGCCGCATTGCGTGATGCAGTGCGCACCGCTGCCGCGCCCGGCTCTGCCGAAGTGCTGCTGCTGACCTTCCTGCCCGGCGTGCTCAGCCCCGCGATGCCCGAAGTGCGGCGGATGAACCTGCCCTTGGGCTGGGCCAGCCCGGCCTATGACCGGCTCCAGGGCGAGGACTATGACTGGCTGACTGCGGGCGCGGCTGGCCTGCGCCGTGATGCCTATGCCGCGCTCAATCTGCGGCTGGGCTATCCCACCACAGAGCAGGACTACCTTGCCGGGTTCGTGCTCGATGCCGAAGACCGCGAACTGTGGCGGCGGATCGACGACGGGCTTGATGAAGCCGAAGCGCGCCAGGCCCATGAGCGGTTCGTCTGGGCCCTGCCCCAGGTCTGCCGTGACGGATACGTCCGCCTGCCACCACCCAGCGACGAGGATGACATGCTGCCTTTCGACGACTTGCCCTATCCGCTCGCCTTGGGCCGCGATGCCATGGTCGTGCCCGAATTCTCAACCTCGGTCGCGGTGACTGCATCGGGGTTTGAGCGGCGCAATTCGCTGTGGTCGAACGCACGGCTGCGCTTCGATGTCGGCCCCGGAATCCGCTCCGAAGCGGAACTGGGCGAGCTGCTCGCCTTCTTCCGCGCCCGGCGCGGCGCGGCCCGCGGGTTTCGCTTGCGCGATCCGACCGATTTCAGTTCGAACGGGATGACTGGCACACCCAGCGCCGCAGACCAGTTGCTCGGCACCGGCGACGGAGTGCGGACCGACTTTGCCCTGACCAAGGCCTACGGCGAGGGCGATGCCCTGCAGCTCAGGCTGATCACCCGCCCGGTCGCGGCGAGCGTGGTCGCCAGCCTTGATGGCGTCCCCAGCACCGCCTGGTCGCTGGCGGCAGGCGGCGTGATCCGCTTCGCCAGTCCCCCCGCCGTGGGCAAGGCCGTGCGTGCGGGCTTCCTGTTCGACGTGCCGGTGCGCTTTGCCGAGGACAAGCTGGAAGTTTCAGGCGCAGTCTTTGCCGCGGGCGAGGCCCCCAGCGTGCCAGTAATCGAGATCCGCGAGGCTGACGCATGAGCCGGGTCTGGTTCAGCCAACCGCTTGAAACGGTGGCAACATTCTGGCGCGTCGTGCGCCGCGACGGGGTGACGCTGGGCTTTACTGCGCATGACCGCGACTTGTGGTTCGATGGCGTCCTCCACCGCGCCGCGCCGGGCATGGTCCCGTCCGCAATCCGCCGCAGCGCCGGGTTCGAGGCCGACAGCGCCGAAGTGACCGGCGCGCTCAGCCACGATTCGATCAGCGCCTTCGATCTTGCCACCGGCCGGTTCGATGGCGCGCGGGTGCTGATCGGGCTGGTCGATTGGGAAAGCCTGGCGACCCATGTGGTCTATCGCGGCACGATCGGCAGCGTTGCCGAAGAAGCCGGGACTTTCTCCGCCGACCTGGTGTCGCGCAAAGCCGAGCTTGGGCGCGATCCGGTGCCGCGCACCAGCCCGGGCTGCCGCGCCGCGTTCTGCGGGCCCGGCTGCACGCTTTCGCCCGCGCGGTTCAGCCATGCCGGGACGCTGACCGCTTTTGACCTCGCCAGCAATGCGGCGACCATCTCGGTTTCAGGCACCTTGAGCAATTTCACCGGTGGGCAATTGCGCTGGCTCGACGGGCCCTATGCCGGTCTCTCCACCGGGATCGCTGGCGTGCTGGGCAGCGCCTTGCTGCTCGAGGTCCCGCTCGACCTTGCACCGCCTGCGGGAACGCGGGTGCTGCTGCGCGATGGCTGCGACCGCACGCTCGATACTTGCGCTACCCGCTTCGCCAATGCGATCAATTTCCAGGGTGAGCCGTTCCTGCCGGGGAACGATCAGATCACCCGCTATCCATCGCCCGTCCAATGACCCCCAAGCGCCTGGCCCGCGAGGCCGAAGCTTTGGTCGGAAGCCCCTTCCGCCTCCACGGCCGCGATCCGGCCACCGGGCTTGATTGCCTGGGGCTGCTCTCCGCCGCAATGGCGCGGGCCGGGCGGCCAATCGTGCTGCCGACCGGCTATTCGCTGCGGATCACCCGGCTCGATGCCTGGATGCCAGACCCGCTGACTTGCGGCCTGCGCCCGGCCAAGGGGCGCTTTGCCCCCGGCGATGTCGTGCTGCTTCAACCCAGCCCGGTGCAGTTCCACCTCGCCATCGCCGACCGCAAGCTTGGCTGGATCCACGCCCACGCGGGCCTGCGCAAGGTCGTGCGCGATGCCGCACTGCCCGGCGGAACCATCATTCACCACTGGCGCCTGACCCGCGCCGGATAGGACACCAGCATGGCAACGATTATCCTCTCGGCCGTGGGCCAGTACTTTGGCGGCCCGATCGGCGGTTCGATCGGCGCGCTGGTTGGGCGCCAGATCGATGGCATGATCTTCAAGCCCGCAGCCCAGGAAGGCCCGCGGCTGAACGAGCTCAAGATCACCACGTCCAGCTATGGCATGCCGATCGCCCGGCACTATGGCCGGATGCGGGTACCGGGGCAGATCATCTGGTCTACCGACCTGGTCGAGCACAAGGACCAGCAAGGCAGCAAGAACGGACCGACCGTCGTCAGCTACAGCTATTCCGCCAGCTTTGCGGTCGCGCTGTCCAGCCGCCCGCTGAAATCGGTGGGCAGGATCTGGGCCGACGGTAAATTGCTGCGCGGGGCGGGCGGCGACCTCAAGGTTGGCGGGGCCTTCCGGCTCTACACTGGCGAGGGCGACCAGCCGCAGGATGCCCTGCTCGCCGCAGCCGAAGGCGCGACGCGCTGCCCGGCCTATCGGGGCCTCGCTTATGCCGTATTCGAAGATCTCGAACTGTCCGAATACGGCAACCGCATCCCGACGCTGACTTTCGAAGTGATCGGCGACGAAGGCGTACTCGGGCTGAGGGCGTTGCTTGAAGGAACGCTGGACAACTTCGATGCCGAACTGACGCTCGACGGGATCGAGGGAATCACAGGCGAAGGCTCGCTGGGCGAACTGCTGGGCTCGCTCGACCCGCTCTACCCGCTCGATTGCGATGCCTGCGATGACAAGCTGGTGCTGCGGCCCGACCGCTTGCAGAGCGCTGCGATCGCGCTGCCCGATGCGGCCACTTCGACCAAACGTGAAGATTTCGGCGGCAACGAAGGCTTTAGCCGCAAGCGCGTGGGTGAGAGCGAGCAGCCGATCGAAGTGCTGCGCTATTACGATGTCGACCGCGATTACCAGCCCGGCGCGCAGCGCGCGATGGGCAAGCCCTTGCCCGGTCAGCCACGCTCAATCGATCTGCCTGCGGCGATGACCGCTTCATCCGCACGCCGCCTGGTCGGCGATGCCGCCAAGCGGGCCGAATGGTCGCGCCAGACCATTTCCTGGCGGGTGACCGAGCTTGATCCGGCGGTCCGCCCCGGCGCGCGGGTTACCGTTCCCAGGCATCCCGGAAATTGGCGGGTCAGCAGCTGGGAATGGCACGATCAGGGGATCGACCTGGCCCTGTCGCGCCTTTCTCCGCTCGCTGTCCTGCCGGCCGCTGCCGATCCTGGCCGCGCCAACCCTGCGCCCGACCTTGTTTCCGCAGCGACTGTACTGGCTGCCTGCGAATTGCCGTGGGACGGCAATCCCGGCGCTTCGGTCCCGCTGATTATGGCCATGGCCTCTTCGTCGGGCGCGGGCTGGCAGGGCGCCGCGCTCTATGTCGATCAGGGCGACGGCTCGCTCCAGCTGCTGGGTTCGACAGGGCGGACAAGGGCCGCAATCGGGACCGCGCAGACCGTGCTGCCGTCCGCATCGCCCTTGCTGTTCGACCGCCAGCACAGCGTTGTTGTGACGCTGGCCGGCGCCGACCTGGGGCTTGGCGATGCCACGATGCGGCAGCTGGCCATGGGAGCCAATCGCGCACTGCTGGGCCAGGAGATTATCCAGTTCGCCAATGCCGTGCCGCTGGGCAGCGGCCAATGGCGCCTGTCCGGGCTGTGGCGCGGGCGCGGCGGCACCGAAGCGGCAATTGCCATGCACCTCGCGGGAGAACGTTTCATCTTGCTCGACGGCAGCGGGATCGCGCTCGATCCGCAAGCGGTCGGCGAGGCCCCGGGCACCCTGCTCGCCGCACTCGGGCTGGGCGATCCGGTGCCGGTGACCTGCCCGATCGCCATGCGCGGCATCGGCACACGGCCGCTCGCGCCGGTCCACGGCCGGGCCGCAACGCTTGCCGATGGATCGCTGCGGCTCAGCTGGACCCGCCGGGCCAGAGGGGCCTGGCAATGGCAGGATTCCGCAGATGTGCCGCTTAACGAGCAAGCCGAGGCCTACACGGTCAGCTTTGGCAGCGAAACCACACCGGTCGGTTTCTGGGAGGTTTCGGCCCCCGAACTCCTGCTCGATGCCGCCAGTCTCGCTGCCTTACTCGCTGCATTGCCGACCGGCACCTTCCGCGTGGCCCAGCGCGGCGATCGCGGCATCTCCGCGGCGCTGGTGATTGCCCCGAACTGA